TAGCTATGGGAGCGGATTACTTAAATCCTGCTGCCTGCGTAGAATTATATGTAGGTTCATCTGCACCTGCTGCATTCTAAGCAAAACTTTTATTTTTTATACGGGAGCTTCGGCTCCCCTTTTTTTTTATGACTACTCAAATAGCAACCGATACCGAACTATCCGCAGTTAACTCTATCTTGGGTAGTATTGGTCAAGCACCAGTATCTTCAATTACAGGTACAGCTTTAAATAATCCAGAGATATCTTTTATAGTTAATCTTTTACGTGAAGTTAATAAAGATGTACAGAATGAAGGTTGGCATTTTAATACTGAATACCATCAACCAGCACAATTAGAATCTAATGGTCATATCTTGTTTGGTAATGATATTCTTAGATACGATTTATGTGATGGACAATCTTTAAGATCACAAGATGTAGTTAGAAGAGATGGAAAGTTATATAACTTAGTTGACCATACATTTATATTTTCTGGAGAAGTACTTTTAGACGTAACACGTTTAGTCCAGTTTGTAGACTTACCTCCAGTTTTTCAAAGATACATAATATCTCGTGCATCTAGTAGAGCAGCAGCTCAACTAGTTTCTAATCCTGAATTAGTAACTCTATTACAAACTCAAGAAGCTTTATCCAGAGCCAGTGTTATGGAATATGAAACACAGCAAGGAGATCATAGTTTCATGGGCTGGGGACATAACACTTCTTACAGTCCTTATCAACCTTACAAAGCACTTAGACGCTAATGGCAAATATCACACAAACAATTCATGCTCTAACTCAAGGTATATCACAGCAACCTGACGAACAGAAGATACCGGGTCAGGTTAAAGACATGGTAAATGCTATACCAAACATTACTGAAGGATTACTTAAGAGACCGGCTGGAAAGTTTGTGAGGTCTTTAAGTGATAATCTTCCTACTGGAATGAACTCATCTGCTACTGGTAAATGGTTTCATTATTACAGAGATGAAAACGAACAGTATATAGGACAGATTGATAGAGATGGTACTATCAAAATGTATGACTGTTTAACAGGTACACCTAAAACTGTTGTTGATGTAACTACAACTAGAGCATCAAACGATCTATACACCTATACCGATAACACTACAGGTAATAAATATTTAAAACATGGAGATGATGAAGATCTTCAGACATTAACTTTAAATGATTTTACTTACATCAATAACAGAAAAGTTATTGCTGAAATGGATACGACAATAGAAGACGACACGACTTTTAAAAAAGAAATGTTTGTCGAGTTAAAAACTATTTCTTATTCAAAACAGTATGCTTTAAATTTATTTACCAATACAACTACTCAAACCGTAACTACTGCCACTAGGATTAATGTTGAATTAATTAAGTCTAGTAATAATTATTGTCAGTCTGATGGTACTTTGCCAGCTACTAGACAAGGGAGAATTGATGAAGCTAATAGATGTGATGAAGATGCTTTAGATAGCAGAGATGCTTTTGCTCCTAATGTAGGTACAAGGATTTTTAGTGTTACTGATGGAGCCCAACTTTCAGATATAGGACCATCTAATCCAACATCTCCTTTTACATATAATGTTGATGTAAAAGGTGCAAATAATGTCAGTGTTAATAGAGGAGAGAATTTATATTTTCGTATAACAACTACAGGACAATCAGTACCATTTACATCTGGAACTAATACGACTTACCAAGCAAGATATACTACTTCATTTGATCTTTTACATGGAGGAGAAGGTTGGTTAGCTGGAGATTATTTTTACGTATGGATGAAAGATGGTTATTACAAAGTAACAGTAGAAACAATTAGTACTGCGCAAGTTCAAGCAAACTTAGCTTTAGCTAGACCACAACCTACACCGTTCGATACAAAGACTACAATTACTGCTGAAAGCATCCTTGGCGATATTAGAACTGAAATCATTGCTGGAGGAAATATATCTGCAAGCGATATCGAGATAATAGGTAATGGATTATATATAAAACACTCAACTAACTTTAATGGTTCAACACCAGTGGGAGAATTATTAAATGTAGTAGCTTGTCAGGTTAAAGATATTGGAGATCTACCAACACAATGTAAACATGGGATGGTGGTTGAAGTTATAAACAGTACTGCTCAAGAAGATAACTATTACGTTAAGTTCTATGGAAACAACGATAAAGATGGTGAAGGTATTTGGGAAGAATGTGCAAAACCGGGAAGAAAGATAAGACTAAAAAGATCAACTATGCCAGTTGTTCTTATAAGAACTGCTGATGGTAATTTTAGATTAACTGAATTAGACGGATCAACATATAGTATTGGTGGATCACAACAACCAGCCGTACCAAAATGGGATGATGCTTTAGTAGGTGACGAAGATACAAACCCTGAACCTTCTTTTATAGGACAGTCAGTAAACAAGATGGTGTTCTTTAGAAATAGGTTTGCAATACTTTCGGATGAAAATATTATTCTTTCAAGAGCAGGGGATTTTACTAACTTTTTTGCTAAGTCAGCTATTCAATTAATTGCAAGTGATCCTATAGATATTTCAGCAAGTTCTACATATCCTACAATTCTCTTTGATGGCATTCAGGTTAATACAGGTTTAGTTTTATTTTCAAAAAATCAACAGTTTATGTTGACGACAGATAGTGATTCGTTTGGACCTTTAACAGCTAAGATTAACGCTCTTTCTACTTATAATTTCAACTCCAATACTAACCCTGTTTCTCTAGGTACTACCATTGGTTTCTTAGATAATGCAGGAAAGTTTTCACGGTTCTGGGAAATGACAAGAATCCAGAGAGAAGGTGAACCTCAAGTAATAGAACAGAGTGCAGTAGTCTCTAGATTATTTGCCAAAAATTTAAAGTACATTTCTAATTCCAGAGAAAACTCAATTATATTTTTCAGTGAAAAAGGTAATAAACATTTATATGGATTTAGATATTTCGATCAGATTTTTGATAGAAAGTTAGCTTCATGGTTTAGATGGGAACTGACTGGAAATATTCAGTACCATTGCATGCAAGATGATTCTTTATTTGTAGTAGTTGAGAACAATGGTAAGAATCAACTTTTAAGGTATGCAATAAAACTAGAAGATACAAGTGCAACTATTTCAAGTAATGATTATAGAGTTCATTTAGATCATTTAATGTCAGTCACTACTCAAACAAGTGACTATGATTCAGCACAAAATAAAACTTACTTTACAAAACCTGTAGGTTTAGAAAGTAATAATCAGTTAGTTGCTTACGACACTGATGCCGGTACTGATTTAGGTAGATACTCTGTAGTAACTATTAATGGAAGTACATTAGAAATTGATGGTAATTGGGGAGGTCAGACATTCTTGCTTGGCTACAACTACACAATGAAATTACAATTACCAACCATTTACTACCACACTAAAGATGGTGAGAAGTTTATACATGACACAAGAGCTAACACTATTGTTCATAGAGTTAAAGTAGGCTTTGGTCCAATAGGTTTATATAGAGCTGTAGTTAAAAAGGTTGGAAGACCAACAGACTATGACGAAACATTTGAAGTAACTCAAAGTGATACTTACGCAACTAACGCAACAGCAATAGTTGATGATAATAATTTACGAATTATTCCAATTTACGAAAGAAATATAAACGCAGACATAACACTTGAATCTACCCATCCTTCACCAGCAACAATACATAACTTTACTTGGGAAGGAACATACACAAATAATTATTACGAGCGTGTCTAAATACATTCACCCAGCAACGTTAGAGGCTGCCATACAGGTAGCTTCTAACCTTTTACCAGATGACCGTAGGGAAGTTATAGAGGGTCATGGACATGATCCTGAAAATGCACTGATCGTAGGATATCAAAACTGCGACTCAGTTTATTTTGAGGTACCTAACGGAGACATAGCAGGCATGGCAGGAGTCCACAATGGTGGGCAAATCTGGATGCTTTGTACGCCAGCTATTTACCAATATCCTCATACCTTTGCTAGAGAAGCAAAGCGTTATGTGAATGCAAGAAAAGAAAAGTTACTGTGGAACATTGTTGATAAAAGAAACAAAGT